CACAGATGTCTCGTCCTTGTCGGTGTACTCCAAAATCTCCGTACACAAGTTAGAACTCTTAATCACACCCAAATTCTTTTGGTTACTCTTCTCGTTGCATGCATCCTTATACAGCATGTATGGAGTTCCAGTCTCAGTTTGAGACTTCAGGATAGCCTTCCAAACGTCAGTCGCCGGAACGGTCGCGTTGGCGAGACCCTCCTCTTCGTACTTGGTGTACAACTCTTCAAATTCCTTCCCATAGACGTCGGAGAGACCCTTCGCCTTGTCCGGACAAAACAGGGACCAGTTCCCACCCTCTTCGACTCGCTTCATGAACAGGTCTGGAATCCACATCGCTGAGAAAAGATCCCTGCAGCGTGCTTCCTCGTCGCCTTGGTTGAGACGCAACTCCAAAAAGTCCATGATATCTGCGTGCCATGGCTCGAGGTAGACCGCAATCGACCCCTTACGTCGACCAGCCTGGTTCACGTATCGAGCCGTCGCGTTGAAGACCCTCAGCATCGGGATGATACCATCCGATTGACCGTTCGTTCCTCGGATACGAGACTTGTTTGCTCGAATATTATGAATATGTAACCCAATCCCACCGGCCCATTTGGAAATCTGGGCACACTCCGTCAAAGTTCCGTAGATGCCATCGATGGAATCCTCTTTACCAGCGATGAGGAAACAAGAGGACATCTGAGGTCTTGGGGTACCCGCATTAAATAGGGTCGGTGTCGCGTGAATGAAATAGCCTTGGGACATTTTGTCGTAGGTTTCGAGAACGGCTGGGACGTCCTTACCATGAATGCCTATGGCGACGCGCATAAACATGTACTGAGGTGTTTCGATGAGCTTTCCGTTTACCCGTTGAAGGTAACTTTTCTCCAGGGTTTTGAGACCGAAATATCCAAAATCGAAGTCGCGATCCGTCTTGATGTGATCCTTGACCTGCTGTGCAACTTCAACCACTTCATCGGTGATGACACCAGCCTTTTGAAGCTTTCGCATAGCTAAATGAAAGTTGTTTGGGCAAATCTTATGAATGTTACTCGCCACAATTCGAGTAGCGAGAATCTCGTAATCGGGGTCTGAAGTAATCATACCGATACAAATCTCCGCCGACAAAATGTCAATCTCTTGAGTGGTGATGTTATCGTACATCGAAGAAAAAACCTGTTGAGCAACCTTGGAAGAATCACAATTTTCGGAAAGTCCATACGTTAAATTCTTGATCCTGTTGGTGACGTTATCGAAGCGCATATCCTCAACACGACCTGAGCGTTTAACAACCCTCATATACAATTTGTTCAATTTTTATTTTTAACTTACTTGTCACACTTGAGATCCTTGCTTCGCACAGAAACGGTTCCAACGGTCTCAAACTTCCGTGTGGGGTGCATGAGATGCGTGTTGACGAAAAAAGGACCCTCCTTCCCGGGCTTGGCCACAGGGGGGTAAGAACCGACGAAGCATTCTGGGGCCTCGCATGGGATCGGTTCGACATTCTTGATTTTCGTATCATAGGCCTCGTTGAAGTCAGCCATGTTTAACATTTAATATCTACACACAATTTTTTTCGGCGACTATATTAAATGTGTGATAACCTCCACCTCAATTCCCTCAAGCAGTGTGAGACTCCACTGAACACTCTGTTTTTTTCCGAGTTCAACAAGAATCTCCTTCAGAGGGGTATTCGTCAGGCCTTCAAGAATAAGACTGGCATCGCCATCGATTATCAAAACCCTGATGACCTCTACGGTATCATGCGTGTCGTCTTCATCAACAACTCTGGCGATCATCACACCAACGTGAACGAACAGGTAAAGGCTATGAACACCCGAGTCATCGAGACTGCCCTTACCCAAATACAGACTGGTGTGTCTCAATATATCGCCTATGCCAAGGATATCGATACCATCAGCACTCCTATGGATAGGCCTATAAACACCAGTACCACCGGAAACAAGATCGAGTACAATGATAAGATTGGCCTGAATTAAGACTATTAAAGTTTGAATACGTTTACTCAATAAGTATGAGTTTAAACTATTACAAGGCTGAGACGGAACGAGTATGTAAGTTGAAGGGATGGGATCGTGCAGCCATAGATACCGTGTGGCTTCTCCTGACCGAAGAGGTTGGAGAGCTCGCGTCGGCCATCCGGCAGTACAAGAAAACCTATAAGAAGACGAACCTGAAAAAGGAGAGAGGTACAGACGTCATGATGGAAATGGGTGATGTATTCAGTTATCTCTTTCAGCTCGCGCACATGTTAAACGTCGATCTGGACAAGATGTGGGAGGAACATAGGTCTAAGATGGCCGATAAAAAATATAATCTGAAGTAATATCAAGATGAGTACGTTTATGCTCAATGATGCGGCTGCTATTGATGACATCAACCCCTTTGTCCTACACGATTTTTCCCTTCCAGGAGGTGTGAGACAGACGGGTGATTTTCAGGATTTTCAGGAAATTCCTCCGAGCAAGGGTATTCCCGAACCCACGAAAAGTGTATTCTGTGATTTAGCTCTTTGTGAGGATGAGAGGACTCCGTGTAAGTTAGATAAGACGATCCACCCACGCCGCAACATTGATTACGGTCTCTCGTGTGGAAAGCCTAAGAATAAGGTAAAGATTGGGGTTTCCAACCGGAAGATCCCTTGGCGTTGGATACTCATCGCTCTTATTATTGTCCTAGTTCTATTAATTTTAAGACGTTAGAGAAGTACCTGAGTCGGGATACCTGTGTACATTCCTGAATGATATTCGGTACAACCTTTTTGCAGAACTTTCGAATAAAGTCCATCTGCCAAGCACTCTCCATATTTACTCGAGGTGGTTGGAATGTTGGGTCGAGAATTTTTATGCCGTGTACGATGCGAACGTAAACACGGTTACTTTGCTTAAGACTGAGTATCCTCTCGAGTAGAAGCTCCGCCATGCGCTGTTGGACCTCGAACGTACTCTTGACCATGGTGTCGAGAAACTTGTCGTACGGGATAGAATTGGTGGCCGAATCTAGAGATACCCAGTCCGCGAGGGGTTCGGTGTTTATGTAATCCGTAAAAGTGGAGTATCCCTTACCCCTCATGTATCTGTCGTAGACTATCTCAACGTATGAAAGATCAGATTCAACATCTATGACATGCTTGGCAGACTTTATGAACGATGTCATTATCTTTATCTAAACTTTTATCTCTAAGTATTATAAAGAAAATGGCCAACGCGGTACCTATGTTAGCAGGTGTCGGTCTTCTCAGTATGTGTTGCATTTCCTCCAGTCTATTAGCCGGTGCTATGGGTGGGAGCGAAACCCCAGAAGAATCCACGACCTCCACCCCTATCCAGCCCACTGAGTACGTGTACGATTTCATCGTCGCGGAACAACCGTATCGCACCAAGGATTTTAACATTCACATCACCGATATCGAAGCTGATGATGTTCGAGTTACACCAGAGCAACTCACGATTCATGAAGAACCCGAGTGGGCTAAGTGCAACAGTAAGGAAGGGGGGTATGAATGTGAAGGTGATAACTACGGTATGATCGATCCCGAACCCGCGGATGGAGAGTATAAAGATGTATCGTGGTCCGCGTGGAAAGCGGGTCAGGCTGAGGTTGGTACAAAGGTATTTACGGTGACCACTTCCACCAAGGTCAAGAAGTTCAAAATTGATTATTTCAGGCCTAAGTACGTCCCGGGATGGACGATTAAGGAAAACGGTAAAGAAGTATTGACGACCTCGAAGGGTAGGGCCGACGAAAATACTCCAGCTCCGGTTAGCTTCAAGTACCAAATTCCTTAAACGAACACCTAAGTCGAGCTTCTTTAAAATACTTTTTATGTTCAAAAATGTATTCTGTGATTGCTAACAATAGCTTTTCGTATCTCTTGACTCTCGATGAGATACGAAAGGTTCTTCCCGATGAGACCCGACCTTCGTGGGTCAAAATTACGACCATCACCATGGTTTCGAGCTTTATCCAAGACATCGATATAAAGCGACTTCGAGCTTTATTCGAGCAAATCGGTTCGTATAAAATGCGTCGTTCCGGTACGCAAACCGACGGTTTCGAATGGAAACTCAAGCCTACGACCTTTTACAACCAGGTCACGCTCACCTACAACGACACGTACAGCACCAAATCCGTGAAAGTGTTTCCCAACGGAAGCATTCAAGTCGCCGGGTGCTGTGACCTTTTCGACTGTAAACGCATCATCACGCAATTGGTCCACATTTTCAAAACCTTTTTGGGTTTGAAGGTGAACGTTCCCATCGATTCGTTCCGTGTGGTCATGATCAACTCCAACTTCAGCCTCAACTACAACATCAACCTCATGAAGGTCGCCGATTGGTTCGAGCAGTACAACGACATTTTCAAAGTGTCTTTCGAACCAGACCGATACTCCGCAGTCAAAATCAAGTTCAAACCCTCCGAAGATATGAAAGAAATCACCTGTAGCATCTTCTCCACAGGAAAAATCATCATCACCGGAGCCGAGACCCTCAAGGAGATTGCCTTTGCCTACAACATCATTAACCAACACATCAACGAGAACCCCGAAATTCGCGTGTCTCCGACAGAGGACACTGATGTGTTCGATACATTTTTGGGATACAAGTGTGACCCCTTTGTCAAACTTCTCAAGGGTAAAGGTTTTCAATCTTGGATGAGAACCATCACGAACAGGCAAATTAAATTCTAATGTTATAGTAACAAAATGTCCCAGCGACTTGGTATGGCCGATGGGAGGTGCTTTACCGTAAACACCTCAGCCCAGCTCTTTAACAACTATGTCATGAAGCAGAATGGCATCTCTTTCGAGGACAACTATTCGTACCGTCAGCTTCTCCAGAAGCAGGGTCCCCAGCTCTTCACTAAGATCCAAGAGAAGGAGCAAGGTAAGGGTAACTGCAACACCTGTGACAACCCTCTTCTCAAGGTTCCCGATATTTACTAGGTGAGAAAAATCCATGAAAAAAACTTAAAACCTTCTTGTAGAATGTCGACATGTGCCATATGTCTAAATGAAGTCAGGTGTACGAGGGTCAATCCCGCACTTCGATGTGGACATATGTTTCATTCCCACTGTCTACAGGAATGGAAGAATCAAGGTAAGAATACGTGCCCAACGTGTAGGAAAGTTTTCGATGTTTCCCAGTTTAACATCATCGTCACGATACGAAACAATTATACGGCGGTTGCAAACTCGGTCACTTTAAACGAGGAATCTGTGTTCCAGGTACTCGACACCTTTGATATTACCTTTGACGTAGAAGATACACCGGATCTAGATAGTATTCTTGCGGACCTTGGGGTGAGTCTTACCGACTTTGATCCCACGATCCTTGACGCAGAAGGATGAACAGTACTTTTCGTAGTTGAGACCTGGATAATCCCTCGACGCTTTACGAGGGTCAGTGATGGCTTTACCTTTAGCATCAGTGAGAAGTGGACCTGTCGCCCAGCCCCGCTTGTGACTGAAAACGTTAGCCTTGAAAATAATACGCTTACCGACCTTAAACTGACCAGCCCTCTTTATCCGTGACTCTGGTACCTTGAAAAATTTGGCAACCCGAGCGATCGTATCCCCAGGCTTGATCTTATACTCGACTACACCGTGTTGTTTGTAAAAGTGGAAATCTCCCTGGCGAATGTAGTTCATCGGTCTCCCAGGAGAAACGAACATCATGACCTTGAAGTACCCCTTTTTACACTTATCAGTGGCGTTCGCCCTATAGACCTTCTTTGGGTTGTCCGAAATAACGCGTCCGGGAAGTCCCTTACAGTGTGTATACGTGTGGTGACCGTTCGAGAGACCGGAACGATCACCAGGGATGGACTTTTGCCACCGGTACGATTCGTAATCTCCCACAGCATAGGCGTAACAGTTGTTGTTCCCGATCCCCTTCGGAGTTCCCCATCGCCTGTTTGTGAACCTATTTTCTGAACCACTCAGGGGGAGGGGTCTCATTTGTAATGTATCTAGAAAAAAATATCCGTATGTAATAAAATGCTTCAAGAGGTTACCAAGTCCAAGTCTCGCTCCGAGATGATCACCGAGATTCTCATCTTCGTGCTCAACATTCTCATCAGCACCTTCATCCTTCGTCTCGTTTGGAACCGCTCTCTTTCCAAGCACATCTCCGTCCTCAAGCCCATCTCCACCCTTCTGGACGCGTTCATCCTTTCCATCTCTCTCCAGGTCGTCCGTGGTATCTAAATAGTTATTCACCAGGTCATCAATAATTCATTATTGATACGTTGAAACAGTCATCGTATGAGTAATAAATTCTTATACCTCGGTGTATCCAACGACCTTCTTACCATTGGGACTCTTGAGGGTAGGGAAAGCACCCATTCCGCCACACCCACCCTTATCACAATCGACAAAGGTGTGAGGCGTACCCGTCTTCTTCATGTAATCTAACTGCTTACGAGTCCATCCGCAACCCATGGTTCCGTAAACAGTCCATTTCCCGGAGGTGGAGGAGGTGTTCTTGTAGAGTAGAAAAAGAGCGACACCGATAGCCAGTGCCACGAGAATAGTCGAACGTTGCATTTTATTATAGCTAAATATTAAAATGTCATCGACTGTATTCAACATCGGAAACAAAAAGGTCGCGCTCAAGTACACCAGGAAGATGCCCCGTGGTGAAGTTGAACGGATGAAATCATTCGTCACTAAGAATGGTGAGAAACTCATCAAGACTCCAAAGTTTAAGATACTCTCTGAAGTTGACGAGGGTACTAAGAGGATTTTTAAGGTTGACAAACTTTCTTTTTGAGTGCGTTGAGTTCATCTTTATCTAATGCATTTACAAACTTGTTTACAAAAGTCTTAGCTTTTGGTGTGACCGTCTTGAAACGACCCTGAACAAATTTCATATTCTTACCAGCCTTTATGGCGTTCCTTACGTTTTGAGGTGTCTTCATGTTAAAAGGTTGACCGCGATCTGCCCTCTTCATTCGAGCCCTATCCGACCACGTTGGCTGTGCCCTCCTTTCCCTCTCAGCCTTATTCTTAGCCAAAGCCTTTTCGTATGCACCCTTTCTCACATACTCACGCTTCTTACGATTTACGTCAATGAAAGTGTACTTCTTTGGGTTAGCCTCGTTTGCCTTCTCCCTCTCAGCCTTGTTCTTAGCCAAAGCCCTGTCATACGCAAACTTTCTGACAAATTCACGCTTCTTACCCTTTATATCGGTGAAAGTGTACGGTTGTTTGAGACGAACGGGTGTGGGTGTCTTACCCTTCATGGCCTTGATTTCCTTGAGTTTGGCGTTCAGCTTGTTAGCTGCCTTCTTCCTCCCACTCTCGACCTTCCTAGCAAGATTCATTATATTGGAAGGGGACATCACCCCGTAAGGTGCGTTAGGAGTGGCCGTCTTAATCTCGGTGACTGGGCGCACAACACCAGGCCTTCTTTGAGCTGGTTTGGCTTTATTCTTGTTAGCTGCAAGTACAGCCGCAGCCCTCTTAATCGCGTTGTTCATCTTCTTCTTCCTTTCTGCAGTTGAGAGCTTGGGACTAGGGGACTTAGTCTTAGCCTTGACGGGAGTCTTAGCCTTCACGGGAGTCTTAGCCTTAGGAATCATTCCAAGAGCCTCCGCGAGAGTCTTTGGTCTATTTGGTTTCTCCTCACCAGTTAAGAATGGGTGAGACAGGATAGTTTTGAAGGAGGGAATTTCTTCCTTAGCCCAAGTGTCTTTAACGAGATACCCCCCACTCGTGAAGGGTCCGTTAAACTCGAGGTACTTTTTGTTTGGTATGAGTTCTTCGATGAAATTTTTAATAGCTCGCTCCTTAGCATTTTGCGGTTGTCGCACCTTAACGTAAATGATATACAAGAACCTGTGTGTATCATAGCGAATCGTACCTGGGCGGTTTCCATATATACCCGCACCAGTATATCCACCACTGGCCGTTTCTGGGTTTGGCATGCGTTCAGACCAATAGGACAAACCAAAATCAATGATAGTTGCTTCCACACCAGCGTTTGTACGATTATACTTTTTGATATCTGGTGAACCGAGACGACTCCTAAAAGATCCACCAGGGTCGTTCCGAATTACTTTACGACCGAGGTCAACTTTCCAAACGTATTGGGTGGCGAGAATATTTGGATTAATCATCACGTTACCTCCATGTAAATCACGATGACGGAAGTTTGGATATTTTTCGTTAATTTGGTAGAGATTATCAAAAACCTGTACGATTGCAGATTTTATCGCATCGAGAGATGGGTTAGTTTGCCACCATCGATCAAATGGTTGAGCGTCAAGAAGTTCCATATAAAGAATATCCTTGGGTTTGGTACGTCTCATTGGTAAGACCAACGTACCATTCTTTTTACGCACTTTTTTGGGTGTTTTATCTTGGATGGGGCACTTCTTAAAGAGGTACATCTCGGGAACCGCAAACTCTTTCAATTTTTGAGCCACCTTGAATTCAAACTCAAAGGCACCGTCGGTACTTTCCGATGTATCTATCTCTTTGTACGCGACATATCTACGACCGTTGTCGTTGATACTTCCACGATACATTTTTCCAAATTGACCTTGACTCAGTGGCTTACCTTTACCGTAACGCAAGGTGGGTGAATTGTAACTGGGAACTTTCAGGAACTCTTCTGGGTAACAAGCCTTCTCGCCCTTGAGTAACTTCTTAAGATTACTCTCAATGTTGGACATACTTACTTATTGTTAAGAAGTTATTTTCAACTTAACAAGAAGGAGGGGGAACGAGTCCATTGGGACTCGGAACTTGGATTTTTTTGATTTACTGGTCGTCAACCTCCTCAATCTCATCCTCCTCAACGTCGTCGACGACGTCATCGTCGGGAAGGTCAAGACCCTGGAAGGCGAAGGAAGGGAGCTTGGCAGACTGCTCGAAGAGAGACTGCTGAAGACGGATGGTAACACCAAACTTGTTATCGATGAACCAAATCTGATTGAGGTCAACGATGGCCATAGCCTTCTGCCCCTTCTCGATACTATCGAGGGGAACGGGTTGCTTTTGCATGTTGTACGACTCGGGGACGAAGGTGCCGTCGGGCTTGGTGAGAATCTTGAGCTTGATAGTAGCCGGGTACTGCTCCTTACCAGGGCGAACCATGGGCTTGTAGAGAGCCTCCTTGAGGACAGCGACGTTGAACTCCTTTCCGAGCCACTCCTTAGAGTTGGCGGCTACGGTGTTCACGATGATATCGTCGAGCTCCTTGAGCTTGTTGTGAAGCGCCATCGCCTCCTCGTTATCGGGATCAAACGAGAGATCGAGAGAGTAGGAAGTGCGTCCAGTGGACTCATCGGTAAAAGCGCTCAGGCCATACGGAGAACGCATGAAAGGAAACTGGATGTAGAGCTTTTTGTTGTCGCCGGCATTGAGGTAGACGGCCTTACCGCCATTCTTGTTCTTGCGAAGCTTCGAAAACTGCACGGAGGCAGGAGAGAAATCGGAGGATTGCTGGATAGAAAGCGACATTGTTGGTAGTGGGTTATATCTATCTTAGGTGGCTTGGCTTTAATTAAGTTTTCATGGAATTTCATAAGTCTTCCTTTTTGGAGATGGATCGGTGGAAGTACCACCATTTCTAGTATCTTCGTATACTTTCACACCATTTTCTTTAATTCTGAAACCTGGCACAAATTTAGGATTCTGAAAATCTATCTGAAATTTACTTATCTTTGTTGGGCTTGTGATTGTCATTATCTTCGTGGGTTCTTCTTTATTCCATTCAGTCCAGGATAGGTCTTTGTCAGACTCACGATTGGCAAACCCTGGTTCATTATCATACGCACCTATAGCATCATCTCCGCATTCATAACCACCCGACTTACTCTTGCATGCAGTTTGGTAGTCGTGCAATTCAACTTCTATTTCTGGTATCCCTTGAATTCGTTTTCCGTCTACCAAAATCTGAGTTATACGCGCTCCGCTAGCTGTAGCTTCATTTGGAATAATTACTATGAAGTCATATTTGTATTCTCCTGGACCCACTGGACCCGTTGGATCCGTTGGACCCGTTGGACCCGTTGGTTTGTCTTCACCACTTCCCATAAAGAATGCAACCGCACTGGATGATAAACATAACAATACTAAAACAGTGATCACTTTGGGATCCATTTTATAATATCAAGTAATATTTTTTTGTCTGTATATTTCAAATATAATCATGGGTTTTTTTAAAGATTGTGGATGTGGCTGTGGCGGTCGGAAGCAGGAGGAGAAGCTTATCATCTCCATCATCTCCGGTCTCACGTTTTTTATCATCGCGAATCCCGAGACATTTCGTCTCGTCAGGGCGCTCTTGGGTTCGTGGATATCGACCCCTACAGGTTGCCCCTCGACCCTCGGTCTGCTCGTACACACCCTCGTGTTCATTTTGGTTGTGTGGGGTATGATGAATATAAAGAAGGAGGGTGGTTGCCCTTCCAAGAAGAAGAAAGGTTGTGGATGCAAGGGTACCAAGGTAGTCGTACCCCCTCCCGTTCCCATGGAAGAGGTCGCCGATCCTCGCCCCGAGTTTAAGGAACCCAAGGTTGAACTGGTCGATACCGGTCGCGTTCTTGAGCCTATGCCTGTTGGTTCCGAGGGCACTCTATTCAATTAAGATGAAAGAACGGTCCGTTGTTTGACTGATCTCCCTATAAGGAATGTTCTTAACTTTTTCAATCATACGACGTACATGGTGTGCGCCGATGACGTAACACATTTCAGTGTATAATTTTCCCTTGTGTTCTACAATCAGAGGTCCATAATTTCCGACGACTGATTGTAAAATGTGTTCTATTAGCATTTAATTTTTCGGTTAATCGTCTTACTGGGTTCGGCGATCTGTTTAAGATGGAAAGTGTGGTACGAAAAGTCGTATCTTGGAAATGCGTCTTTGATTTTATTAGAAAGTATACTAGCTGGAACTATTTGAGGAATTCCGGTACACACTGACTTTCGCTCGAGTTGAAGAAATTCATCCTCCATCTGAACAAAACGCTTCAGTGCGTTTCCCCCAATGTTGTCGGCGTGCATCTTAAGATACATCGCCTTCGAATCACCGTCACTAATATAGAAGAACTTCGACCCCTCAACCTCGTGTGAACTGGTATGTTTATCGTATATGAGAAACAAAACCAGGAAAGCCAAGATGTAATAGATCATTTATGTTTACACAGAAATTAGTTTGGAAAGGTCGGCCACTTTGTGAATGATATTGAAAAATTTGTACACATCATCAACTGCGTCCGGTTTCATGATTTCAAGTTCAATCTGGTAGGTCGCCTCTTCTTCAGAATCCATGTCTGCATTGTCACCACTGCTGATCGTCATGTCGATACTCAGGTTTTTACGCACGAACGAGTGACGAGTCTTGGTTCGTTTCCGATCCATCTCGTATTCCCCAGTGGTGGGGATCTCACGGGCTACACAGAAACGAACGTCAAGAGGATCACATTTGAAATCTTCCTTCACGACACTGATTTTCTGAATCATAGACTGTTCACCAGAATCTTCATCAGAAGTGATGCGAATGTTGTTGCTGTCGTTATAGTAGACGTCTACGGAAGAGGTTTCCTTCGACTCCCAGCCTTCGTACTTCTTCAAGCCTTTGAGGACTTGTTGCCACGTATCTTTGCCAACGTTGGTATCAAACAGGGAGCCATTATGCTTACCAAGACGAATCTCGACTTCGATATCATCCTCGTGCTTATGAGCCTCGAAAATGGGGAGAACCTTATCGACGATAGCTTGGACGTTCATTTTTTCTTATCTTTTTTACTTCGCGTCATTCTCTTAAGTGTTTAATGTTCGCAAAATGTAATGAAAGGGCTCGAAAATCACGGGAATACCTGCTACTTCAATACCGCCCTTCAGTGTTTGTTGTACATTCCAGTACTATCAAACTATTTCATCCGTAATCCGTACACGGGTGATTGTGAATTTACGAAATTGTACGGTGACCTCGTTAAAACGTATTGGACGAGGGGTAAAGAACACATCACGATTAAGAATGTCATAGAGGCGTTCCAAAAAGAGTTTCCCCGATTCAGGACGAACGAACAGCATGATGTTCAGGAAGCTGTTCTTTGTATCATAGACATACTCGAACGGTCGCGACCCGAAATAAAGGAGTGGTTCTATGGAAAGAAGACACAAGAAACGATATGGCCCGGTGGAAAGTCATCGAACGAAGAAGATTTCAGTGTACACCTGGTAACCGCCGAGGGTAAGGATATGGGTGAGATGCTCCAAAAAAGTACTGACTGGAATACCATAGAAAATTTTGAAGATACCGATGGTAAGGTGCACCACTTAGCGACGTCGCGTATGGTGTTTTCAAAACTTCCACAGGTCCTCATGATTTCGTTTGACCGTAAGAGTCACATAGAAATCATAGAAAAGATGGTCATCGGCAATAGTGAGTACAATCTTATTTCATGTGCGGTACATGTGGGTATTCAAAACGATGGACACTACGTAAGTTTCGTTAAAAGACGGAACAAATGGCTTTTAGCGAACGATGAAAGTGTCGAAGAATACGAACTACCGAAAGAGGCGAGTTTCTATTTTATGGTGTATAATTTGAAAAATTAAAAATTTGGTTTACAGTCTAAAAACTCTTTCATTTGAATATTCTCTCTGATATTGACAATCGTTCGATAGAATGTCCGTCGATTGTTAGGATGCGTCTTGTCCCTCCTCCGCTTGATAGGTTTCCACCACAAAGGTTCCTCCCATGTGATATACTTACACTCCACGATAGCCCCGTCTTCAAACCAGGGTTCATCCTCGATTCTGTTATGTGGAATTTCCGATTCGAAAAACAACTTCCCCTTTTCTTGTACGTACAGACGCCATGCGGGTAAACCTGGTTTAAATCCTGGGGTTTCTCTCGAAGGTTCTTTCTTCATGAGAAAGTCCACCGTGTTCTTTTCTTGAGGCTTCCATTTAAACATAGTCTCATGAGTACCGATACGAATTGGTTCATTCACTGGAGTAAACACGAGTCCATCAATTTTTTGTTGAACCGTGGGAAGATACTCATCCATAAACTTTTCAAAATCACGCATTTGGTAAAATGTCTTACACTTGAGACGCCACTTGTCACTTTTCATGTAGATGATGGATTTCATGAGACCCCTGGCGGCTTCGAGTCTTCGCATGAGATGGGTGTCCCACACGGACTCACCATTTACCAAAACTGCGTCGTATACCATGAGTGTGTTATCGTACAACTCTCCATCGAGAATCGTCCCTTCATAGGCCGCCTTCTTGAGATTGATTGGTACTTCGAACATGTTGAAAGCGCGGTTCACAAAGAGACACTTCTTTTTCCCTTCAAACATGAGAGCCACCATCATGTGACGTTCCCCATCCGTCTTTTCGCACACGACGTACTCGGCACTTTTGAGAATCGGAAAGTGCTTGTACTCGATGGAAATCGGTTGTGGTCCGGGGAAATAGTCTTTACTTCCCCACTTCGTATGAATGTAGTCAACGACATATTTGTAAAGCGGGGAGTCCGACTTTATAGACATGTGTAGTAATCAGTAATAAACTTTAATTGACTTTCACACCGGCGGCGTTTAGGATATTACTCAGACATTCGTGTGTGTAGGTCATGGTCAACTTAGATGCCGTAAACGCATAAATTCGAACACCTTGCTCGACAAATTTTTCAAACATCTTGGCATAAATTTTAGTACCATCCCCAGATTTCTTCAGTGCTTTCGTCACGTTTTTCGTATTCATGACCCATGCTCGAGCCTCGGTCGTTTTGACCCGATAAATATCTTCGGAAATCTTCATACCGACTTCCGTATCAAAATGGAGTCCCATCTGCGTGACTGGCTCGGAACTACCATCCTTGATTTTGGCCTTGAAGAGTCCCCAATCGACTCCTTCCTTCACACCCGGAAAGACGAGACACCCAACCGTATCGTGAGGTTCGAAACACTGCTTAATAGAATCATCGTCCAAACTAATTCCAAAGTCGATGAAAATAATTCGGTCACACGTTTTCATAAACTTTTGAACCGCCTCAGCCTTTTGAAATGGATCGTCATCTACGTAGGTAATCTGGTTGTTAATATTCTTTTGTAGACACTGTACGTTAATCCTGAGTACCGTGTGAAGTGTCTTCACATGACACGCCTTAGAACGAGTAACTAAAATAGTGACGATATTCATACTTCCCTCTGTACTCTAAGCCTTAAGCCTTTCTTTGAGACATCCCGAAAACGGTAGATTTCCTACGTGACCAAGGGTCGTGTTCACATCGGCATAGATTTTACCACCTGCTTGTTGCCAGCGACGACAGAATGCGTAATCTTCTGAGAGGTACCTACGATTCGTCGGGTCGATCATACAATCGAAGCACGCGTGGTAGTCATCAAAGTCTCTATTTTGGTGATCATTCTTACACCAAAGCTCTGGAAACTTCTCTTCAAGTGTTTTAAACGCTGAACGTTTAATGACCATAAAACCCGTAGGGCCATCAAGAATTTCGATGAAGCCATCTTTGACCGGACGATTCTTAGCTCCAAAGTTAATCACGAGACTCGATGAAAGCATGGACATGTCCCGGTCATCCCCACTCTTGACGGCGTTCGCCGCTTGATCCCACATGACCACCTTCTTGGGATAACACGCGACTGAAATGTCGTGTCCAGACTTTACGAGTCGAACAACAGATTCAGGGTCAAAGTGAATATCCGCGTCGATAAACATGAAATATTCACAGTCCGTTTTTTGCATGAATCGACCGACCGAAACGTTACGAGCGCGGTGTACGAGAGACTCATTTTCCGTGGTATCGAGGTACAATTGAATTCCTTCCTTGATCAAAAGAATCTGAAGTTTAATGATACTACTCATATACTTTTCTAAACATAACCCACCATAACACGGAGTAGCGAGAAACAGTTTCGTCATATATTAAAACTAGGGTACAACCTCTAAGTGCTTTTTAATAATCGCCTCTATCTTGTTCAATGTAGGAATGGAAACCGAACACTTGTCACACATCTCTGATTTCGTAACTTTGTGACCGATGACGATATAAATAATCGCCGAGGCCACACTGTTCGGTGTCTTGCTCATAAGATCGACACAGTTTTCCGTCGCACCACACATCTTATTACACTTGAGGCGCTCTTCTCGAGTCACCTCAAAAGAATTCAAAAGTCGTTGCATCACGTCATAAGATTTAGTCACGTAGTTTTTCTTGGTCACACCGAGAATGTTATCCTTGAAAATCTGCGTCGTGCGACTGATATCCTTCGACTGAATTCCAAACATATCTGCAATTTCCTTCGTCGTTCGAGGAGTCTGAGCTAACCGACACGCGTATAAAACGCAGTTAGCCTTGATCCCCAAACGTACAGCCCCCCGTGTAAGTTTTTCATCGTTGAATTTTCTGTATAACATCTTGGCATCTTTTAGAATTGATTCGGGTAACGTGTGACACGCTTCGTCTATGTCTCGATAGGCATGGAAAAGTGATCGATCCTTGTGATTCATAGACATGTGAAAGTTAATCTTCGCCATCCGTTTATTCTCATATGAAGAACCTCGTTGTGTAGACATGATGGTACTTTTACCCCAATTTTGCGAAAACAATTCCGGATTCGCATTAGGGTTTCCACACCTCGCCGGGTCGTTCACCTTACCATCATCCGTCATACCACTCGTCCATTCGGCTGTGTCGTCTACGAAGTATGAATCGACGAGACCACATTCCGAACAGGTTGGAAGTCCTTCTGGAGAAATGACTTTCACTCCCGAGCAATCTTTACAAAAATTATTGTTGACTGGCTTTTCTTCTGTTTGTTTTGGTAGTAAAGCATCGATTTCTGCCCATATAGCTGCCAGCATTGTTTTGAATGTGGCAATCTTTTTTAAAAAATCAAAGAACGCATTACACACTTAGGCCTCGAATTCGCGTTTCGATGGCATCCACGGTTTCCTTAAAACTCTTTCCGCCTGAAGTTGTCGGCTCCCACTCGTTCCATTCCTTATCGATGGACTTGTGGTCCGCGGGTAGGGGGATAGCCTGACCTTCTATTTCCGTATCAGAAACGACGAAATCCGCCATCTCGGAGTCCGTCTCTTCTTCGTCGTACAATTCACTGTCACTGTCCTCAACATCAATCTCCGTGTAGAAAGCGAATTTGTTCGTTCCGAGTGGCTTCATTTCTAAATCGGCGAAAGTTGTTCCACTTGGGTAATGTTCCATCACACTTTCGTACGGTGCGGGAGAAAGCTCCTCCGCTTCGAGTTCATATACACAAGCACCCTTGTAAAAAAGTTCGGTCGGGTTGAGATATCTCAGGCCGAGGGTGTTTCCGGTATTCATCGCGACAACACCGTACATTTCGTCTTCAATTCCGTCTTCGTTGACTAAAATTTTTACTATATCATCTTGGTTTATCTCTGTTGGCACAATCATGCTTAGAGTTTTCGCTCAAAAAAAATTCAGGGATAATATCACAGATGAAAGTTGTTATTTATTCGAAGGAAGGTTGTCAATATTGTGACCACGCAGTAAGCCTATGTGAGTCAGAGAATCTCGAGTATGAGAAAGTCATGATTGATAAGGAGGAACTCAAGAGATTGTGTGAAGGGTCAACGATAACCTACCCTCAAATATTTATTGACGGACGTCGCATCGGAACATATTTTGATTTTCAGGACTACATCGAAGAAGAGTACGAACCAGAAGAGCATGAACCTATTCTCGCTCCAACTCTAAACAGGTTTACAGTTTTCCCTCTAAAATACCCGGAACTGTGGGAACTTTACAAGAAGGCTCAGATGTCTAACTGGACAGCTGAAGAGGTTGACCTTTCAAAAGACCTT